ACTGCCATGTGGCAGCTTGAAGCTGTGCGTTTTCCCAACGCTCTTTGATGGGGGCTTCTTTAGCCTCTTTAGCTTTTTCTAAGAGGAATGCTTTTTGTTCTAGCTGTCCGAGCTCAATCTTTTGTTGACGTTTTGACTTATAGAAAATCTGTTCGCTCACTTATATTGCTCCATAGTTTGTAGTGGTCCTGATGAGTAAATGCTAAAACGGCAAGCAATCTCCACTGCTTCTTGTGGTGTTGCTCCTGCTGCCATAGCGCCAAGAGCTAGGTCTCCTCCAGAGCCTATCGCATAAAGACCGTCTGAAGTTCGGCATACCGACAAATCATCTCCAACGTCAAAGAGTTCTCCACCAACAGCCATGATGAAATGGAAGCGCTGTTCTCCGTCTGCTTTGCCTTCTCCCTTACCTTCGTTAAAGTCATAGCCGTTTTCGGTTAAACACTTACGGAGTGTAGGCATTGCCTTAGTGATGACGAAGTTCATCAAGTCTTTTTTATCAGTAGCGGTAAATTTAGGCGGATTCCACATGCGCTGAGCAACATCGCATGGCATTACTTCACCACTACCTGAAATAAGAAAAGCGCCTCTTTCAGCAATCTTCTTCATGTCTGGGTGATTTAACCGACGCATGGAACTTGTAGAGAAGTCCGTTACCTGGTTATCCGCCACGATGACGCACTTATCCTCGTATTGCACTCCGACAATGGTTGTCATTTCCGCTCCTTAATAGAAGAACCCCCCCAGAATAGCATCTGGAGGGGCTTTTCGGTAAATGTCCGTTTTAGGCGGAATGAGACATAATCTCTGCCCATGTCTTAGGACCGACAATTCCGTTGGAATCTAGGCCTGGATGAGCGTCTTGGATAGCAAGGATAGCCTTCTTGGTGGCTGGGCCATATTGACCGTCTGCAGTCAATCCTAGGGCAGTTTGGATGGCAACTACGTTAGGGCCCGTATCTCCTGGGTTAATCTGTCCTGGGAACGCTGGGAGCGTCTTAGGGGCAGGTGTAGCAGGGTGTGAGGCTGCAGCTCCATCGTAGTTAGGACGGCCGAATCCAACCACTGTGGACCAGAGGTGGCGCTTGTTATCTGGCTTGTAGCCACGGACGTTAGAAGCAACTTCTCCGCCGTTATTTGGGCTACCTGCTGGGCGCTTATCTGGAGAGGTGTTGCCCTCTACAGTAGTAATGGTGCCATCTCCATTGTCCTTGAGGACAACCCCCACATGTTGAATTGGGCTGGTAGGAAGAGCGTTAGGGATGAAGGAGAAGTAAATCAAATCTCCTGGCTGTGGGTGAGCATTTGCTGCATCTGCCCATGCACCTGCAGACTTAAATGCTGCTGCACCTGATGGTGTGTACACAGTGTTAGGAATAGTGACGCCAGCTTGCTTAGCGCACCACATCATGAAGGAACCGCACCAAGCCTGACCATCGTGGCCGGTAAACTTGCCGTAATCGGTCTCATTGTCCTTTGGTCCTTCAACTACGCCGACCTGTGACAAGGCGACCTCAAGGAAGCGTGCTGCTGTGCCCTGTGGGTTAGCTCCTACTGGTGGGACTGGTTTTGCGTTCATTTCTTCTTCTTTCTATGTTGGTTGCCTTTGCCAATGTTCTTTGATGCGCTCATGACTTGCAGGTTACTTGCGGACTCGTTGTGCTTGTTGTTGTCCTTGTGGTCTACATGCTCATCCTTAGAAAGCGTGCGCCCAAGAGATTTTTCTTTCTTGTAACGAGCAGTATTAGTACTAGAAGTCTTCTGAGTCTTAGGGTCGTAGATAACGGTCTTCTCACGACCGCCCTTGGACTTATCCTTATAGGGGCCGTAGACCTTCTTCTTCTTTGTAGGAAGTGTCATTTACTTCTCCTATGAAGGCTTTCTACGTGCTGTTTAGCATCACGCAGGGTCTTGTGAATAGTGCCATCCCCTAGGCCGCCCATAACTTTCCATTGCTTCTTGCCTTCATGCCATGTTGGAGCAATGTGGTTCCAAGGGGATGCAGACATACTGTGGATAGTCCCCGTTTGGGTTCTGGTGCCTCTCCACTGAATAGGCGAAAGATTATCTTGGGCGCTCATTACCAGATTTCATCCTCTGAATACTCACGTGGCTTAGTGACGCAAATGCACTTGCAGGTGTCTACCATGCAGACACCCAACTCCATCTCATGCTCGCATTTTACGCATTTGGCCATAGTCATAGTGTAAAGTCTGCGCCATGCCATTTAAGGATATAAACAAAAAAAGAGAGGCCCAACGTAGGCATTATGCGGCCAACGCTGAAGCTGTCAAAGAGAAGGCGTATGCCTGGAAGATTTCTTACCGGGAACGTAATCGCCAATATATCCGAGACTTAAAGGCCACCACGCCTTGTGCGGACTGTGGAATCATCTATCCCTATTACGTCATGCAGTTTGACCACGTCCTAGGAGACAAGAGAGCGAATGTGGCTGACCTAGCCCATGCCTCGGTCTCACTTGAGGTGCTACAGGCTGAGGTAGATAAATGTGAACTGGTATGTGCGAATTGCCATGCTGAGCGTACCCATGGCCTAGAACGTAACCCTGAAGAGGAATAAACGCCGACCGTGCCTTTTCTCTCAGTAACGGCTTAAGACAAGCACCACACAATCAAACATCCAATAGCAATCACGACCACAATCACCATTGGAAGCCAGCTGTCATCTTCCATTAGTAGCCTCCTAGACACTTATCCGAATGGGTATGGATAGAGTATTGCAGAATGTAAGCGCCCTTATTTGGGGCGAATAGTTCGGTGCCACATGCACCACACTCACCCGTCCATTCTTGGGCCATGTAGTCATAGGTCATCTCATTCGTGCCTTCATACGACGTCGCTCCTTCTCGTTGGTTCCTGCCCAATATCCTTGGACGTTATATTTCAATGCAAATCGTAGACAGTCGCTTTTGACGTCGCAATTGCCACAAATCTTTTTGAGTTGGGGCGGGTATTTATCTCCGCTGATAACGAAGAAGCTCTCAGTGTCTGCGCCAGCACAGTTGGCTGAGTCGTAGAACTTTGTATCTTCTTCATCAATGACCGTCGGAAATGAGAAGTGTTCCATCGTGCTCCTTGATGTCCGTAATGAGGGAAGACCATGATGTGATGTGCGCTTTTTCTATCTTATAGAAGACATCGGTGACTTTCCGATAGGGGTCGGTCACGGTCTTCTTGAACCACTTGTCTTTTGTTGAACTATGAACGACAATCATATTGCCGCTCTTTTGGCTGACCATAACATATGCGTAGGGCTTGACCAATTTAGCCTCGTAGCCGGAGACGGTATCTACATAGATATCCTTTTGCCAAAATAACTTGGGGTCTTCGGAGAAACCTAAGTTCCTACTCTTGACCTCTAGGACTAAGCCGTTATCTAGGATGATGTCCTTCTCATTCTCTGTCATGCGCTGGATGTCTGCACGGCTGGAGACGAGCTCCAACTCCGGCACGGTACAGCCGATTCCCTCGGAGCGCAATCGTTCTGCGACTAACTCGTTGAAGCTATGGCCTTCTGTCATCGCCTTGTGGTAGTCAAAGCCTAGCTCTCCCATAGCTCCTCTTCTTTATCCAAAATAGCTTGCTCGTCTTCTTCGTGCTTCTTGAGAAGGTAGGCGGAGAACTCGTAATCCAACTTATCTTGGAATGCTGTCTCCTCCAGCTTAGCGCTGATGGTGATGTACTCCTGAGTGGTTATTCTGCTGTCCACAGGTAATCCTCTACGGCAAGAATCTGCTCTAGCTCTTGGGGTGTTGGCTCATGCGCTTTTTTGGAGATGTTCTTGTACATCTCCTTCTTCATCTCTTCCCGCTTCTTTAACCGGATAGCTTCCTTATGCGGGCTAGTGGTTGGGTATAACTGCTTGGGGTTATGAGTCTCACTAATTTGAGAAGTGAACTGACGTTCTTTGCGGTATTCCATTATGCCTCCTTGTACACCTCAATATAGAAGTACCAGTGGATAAAATCAATAGAGAAGGCTCGGCAGTAATGGTCGTAGTTAATCCCAAAGCCCCAACTGCTCCATTTGCCAAAGCCGATAACAATGACCCGATGGCGGATATTAATCTTCATTAAGTTCTCTTATCTGCTCGTTGACTTCACGGAGCATGTCTTCCAACATGGACTTCTTAATAGCGTAGTAGAGTTCCTTCTCTAGCGGAATGTCCACCATCTTCTTCCATGGTTTTTGTAGTCTAAATTTCATTCTTCTCAGTAACCGCCCCCCATAAATAGTCTTCTTCCATTAAGTCTAGCTCTTCTTGAGTGGGCACTCGGTTATAGCGCCTGGTAACGCCCGCAATCGTGATGTCATAGAGGAATGGCCCCACTTGCTCTATAGCCTCGTAGCTCATTTTTTCTGAACGGGCTTGTGTCACTCTCACAATGGAGTTAGTGGGACGGTGAATGGAATAAAGTGCCACTTCGTCAGGGATACAGAAGAGCTCGTTCATAGATAAGAGGCTACTGCCTTTACTGAGAAAGTTCAAAATCTTGTGGGCGTTTTTAACGTCAGGCCCAAGACGGGTCACCTTAATCTGGCAACAAGATTTATGACCGTTGTCGGGGTGGGAGGCATCCCTGGACGCATATCCCATATCCGAAGATATGTTGCCACCGTGCACCAAGTAGGAGTTGAACCTACAACACCTAGTTCCTAAGACTAGTGCCTCTACCAGTTGGGCTATTAGTGCGAATAAGTGACCTCCCTGGTGCGCTTTGAGTAGAGGCGTGGGAGGTGCTGTCTCTATAGCATATCAGAGAGCGTTGGCTGCAACGGTGGAATCGCCGGTATCTGGCGTACCCACATTGCCTTGCTCCGTGCGGAGCTTCTCCATGTGTTCTGTGAACTGATTCTGAGAAAGAGAACTCATGCCTTCATCTCCTCGTTATTGGTTATTAAAGTCAATCATGCCATTCATCTGGCGAGCACTGAGTACCTGGCCTTGACGAGGAGGAACCTCTCCACCCGCAGCCTTTGCCCACGCTTCTCCCTCACGTGTGCGTAATCTAGAGTGCTTAGGAGTCGGAACGCCAGGTGTGGTCTCTGCATGTTCGTGAGCTGCATTCCACAGCTCTTTAGCGTGACCCTTACGGCGTTCTTTAGGGTCTGTCTCCAAACCTTGAACGTCACCTTGGTGACCCACAACCATGTTGGATAGGTACTTGCCTGATTGCTTATCCGACAAGAGGTAGAAGTGAGGATGCTGAGGGGTCAAATTGGGGAAGTAAGATACTCGGTGGCCCTCTGAAGAATCCCAATGCTCTGTAGCAGGCTTATCAGGATGGCGCTCCGCCATGTGCTTGCTCTGACCCTCTTCACTAAAGAAGGCAGCAGGACAGTGGCTACATGGCAACCCTGGATAGGTAGTGGTGGTTTCCGTATCAATAGGAAGGTCGCCACCGTGCTCATCATGCTGTGCTGCCATGGAGTAATTGTACGGCTACTGCCTAGCTTTTACTGGAGAAAAAATATTAACTAGGGGAGGTACTAACGTAATTCCCGAAAATGTTCTGGGTGCACTTTAGGTGGAATGTACTTCTGCCCTGGTATAGAGCTGAAATCTGTGGTCAAGTGAAGAGGAGCGCCTACGCCCTTCTTCTTACGTGCTTCCTCGCCCATGCCGTGCTCTACTGAGCCAACATAGACAGGGACATGGGTCAACCCAGCACGTTCAGCTGCGATGAGCCTATGGTGACCTTCTGCAAGGTAGCCCCAGTTATGGGCATCAGAGTGGTAGATAGATAGAGGAGTCTTAATAACTCCGCCGTTCTTTAGCTCATTGGTGAGGTTGCTGATAGTCTCTTCGCTTAAAGGCCCATGAGACTGCTTGCCTTCACGGTCATACTCTCTATAGCGCTTAACAACAGAGATAGGCACCATCTTGGTTACT